TCGGAACCGTGGCCGTAGCCGGGCTGGTAATTCACGCCCAGGAGCATTGTCGCCGGATCAATGTCGAACGTGGCGAAGATCGGACCGCCATCCGAGCGGACGGACGAGGTGATATAGTCTTTCGCCTCTTCATTCCAGAAGGCCCAGTAATTCGTATCGTCGGCCGTTACGATCTTCGGAGGGTGGTCGGCCAGAGATTTCGCACGCGCGGCCTGGAGGTCGGCGTTGGTGGACGCGGTGTCGGCTTTTTGGGTTGCAGTTGCTACGGTTTCTTCGCGAATCTTTTCCGCAGACTCTCGCGATTGCTCGTTGTTAATCCGACGTTGCTCATCAGCGATGCGGGCCTGTTCATTACGCTCCCGCTGCTCTTCCGCATTTATCCGAAGCGTTTCGTTTTCCACACGAGTATTTTCGGATGTATATCGTATTTGTTCCTCTTGTTCGCGTTGTTGTTCAGCGGCGTCTATCTGTTTCTCTTTTTTTTCAATTCTGTCGATTGCAACGAAGGCCCCATCTGCCGCATTTACCGGATTTCGCGCGTACTCCTCCTCGGTTATGTCCGATTCGGGATGATATTGTTTGTAAATCTCGTACGCTGAATAACCCCGAGGACCCGGGACCCCGAGAACAATATTCGAAGATTCCAAGTTCAGAGTTTCGGTTGTCAATCCTTTATCCTCTCCGCCTTCCATACATGTGGTGTCCACCAATTGAAAGGCCTGACAGTAATCTACGGCAGTTTGCCCTGCTTTGCCGTAGTTTTCCCACATTGTGAAGCTATAAGTGCCAGTGGTCGTTTGTTCTTTGCCTGGGATAATAAATATTGCAACATTGTCTTCTGCCGTGAAATTAACGCGCACTTCGGCCCACGTGGGCAGGCGGGCAAAAAGGGTCAGATCGCGCCCTTCGAGAGCGATCTCCTGCCCGTTGGTCAATATCGGCCAACTAACCTCAATGTCTTTACCTACACGAATTGATTTCATAATATTCTATTAATTACTTGAAATCCATTGTACCCATACGCCGAGATCTCCACTGTATAGGATCGATACAGCCCGTCTGCCTGTAAAACTTTTATTATTTACCCAAGCATTAGAGTCGTTCCATACTATCTGTTTGCCGTTTCCATTGACATATACAGTATTTTTGTCAGATAATTTGCGGATAATGATTAAATGATTGGGCTCCGGATCACTTGGTAAATAAAAAGTTATATTACCGTTTTCGCTACCCGCCAGAACAACCGTGTCATATCTTTCTAATTGGTGTGCTCCAGGGTCGAAATATCTACTATATGGCCTAAATCCACAAAAATCACCCGATCCTACATATATGGCGTGGTTCCCCGATGGGACATTATTGACAGCTGGCCCCTTCAAGTATTTTCCAGCCACTGATATATTTAACCCCATATTGTAAGTATTATCCGTTCCGGCAGTATCGTTTATCGATCGAAGTGTAGCAACTGGGCCATATAACATGCTTACATCGAAATGCCGGTGTATATCACTTGAAATAGCCCCCCGGTTTAAATAGGCTATACTGCTACCCAATACGATTTTGCCTGTACCTTCCGCTATTAACGAATCTTGATCGGAATCAACGCCGATTTTAAAAGGGCCAATAACGCCGCTTTCAGCGTTGATTTCACCAGCAACAGTAGCTTTTGTAGCTGTCAATGCCCCGTCTTCGTTGACGCGGAAAGGCGAGGTTGCAGGATCGCTTGACCCCACAAATAAAGGGATGGATTTACCTACCATTCCTGCGACGATATTGCCTGCTTTGTCGTGAACAAGCAGTTGCATACCCTGCAAGAAGTTAATGACTGCATTATCGGCTAACAGCAGTGGGGTATAAATTGGAACCATATCGTTTAACTGCTGCCAGAAGGCTACCGATCCAGCAAGCCCCGGTTTGTTAACCTCTGATGATGTATGCGTTGCGGTGCACTGGTACTTGAGCTGATTGCCATTGTTATTTACTGTGACTATATCAATATACCGTAAATCGCTTGTATTAAGCTGAACATCATTGCGATATTCCACGCCCGCAGACCATTCGGTAATACGTACAATACACCCTTGTAATCCGGGCGCGCCGTCTTTGCCGCTAATTCGGCTCGGTCTGGTCCATGCAAATACAGCATTGTCTTTAACGGAAGCAATAGACATCCATACAGCTTCGGTATCAGAGGCGGCGGGTACATCGAGCGTCCACCCTTCGGGAGGTAACGAGGTTCCTGTAGGCGTTGCGGGTTCATCGGGAGACAACCGATATACAGGGATAGCCGAGGACCCATCAGGACCGACTATAGCCTGTTCCAACAATACCCATCCTACTGCCGATTCTGACGGTTCGGAAGTCGTTCCGTCCTGGGTGCAGCGCCATCGGGCGTTGTTCCAATATACATCGTCATTTTTATTGTATATTGAAGTGGGGCTCCAGATGCCTCGATCAATAATTGTAGGCACTTCTTCTCCTTCAGGCGTAAATTGCTGAATTACTCCCGACATATAGATATTGTTCAGGTATGCGGAATATCCTGACATGGAGAGCCCGAAAACGGACAGGTTCGACAGATCGCCGAACTGGGCAGCGATGTTATCCGCTGTGAACTCCCAATCGGAAACACCACGCAGATAACGCTGGTAGGAGCGTGTCGAGTACCGGGATGTACGGCGCGAGGCGTCCGTAAAGGACCCATAGGCCACGAATGTCATGGCCGCCATCGGGTTTATCTGTTCGGTAAATGTCGCTGATCGAGGTCGCAATTCATATTTGAATTGTTCGTTGTGGTCACCAATAACCTCCGTGATCCGGAAATAGGCCGTCGCAAAGCCAGCAAAAGTCCGGTTGCCACGACTGTCGTCGGCGTCTGCGGTGGCATTTTCTGACGTTTTTATACTATGGAATATGCCCATACATATATCGCCAGCCTTTACGGCTCCGATCTCTCCGTCTTCGAGCCTCAATGATACGAGCCTTTGGTAGGTATCGACAGACTCAATCACTCCGCCGCCGGGAGCACTCCAATCATCGCCTACGGATATTTCAACTCGGTTGTAGTTCAATTCGGGCACCTCCAGGAATCGACGAAGCTTCAGGCTATCCAGCTCGGCGTTCCCTTTATTGTCAATGAGGCCACCGATGCCGGTCATGCCGCCTGCAAAGTCCCCGAATTGTGCTCCGGCGTTGAACGTCATTCGTCCTTTGAAGGTGTCGGCTGTCTGCTTGTTGGCAAACTCCCACATTGCCCTGCGTGCCGAATAGGCATTGGCGTCTGTGGGAGATGTACCATCGTAGCGCGTGATAAGGTATATCGAGGCTCCGCTTCCGGTGACGCCGATACGCTGGGAATAAAGGGTCGCTTTTACATCCGATTCGATGCTTCCGATGCGTGAGTAGGGAGTATTGTCGCCGACCGTATAAGTGGCGATATATTCGTTGTATAGCTTCTTTTGATAACCCTGTATTCGGGATAACCTGCCGTTCTCTCCAAATTGCGGGCCTACGAGCAATACTGCTTGCCCGGCCTCGTAGTTTTTGTCGTTGTTTTGGCAATATACCGGGTTGGTGTCGCAGTCGTAGACATCGGTGTCGTTGCTATGCTTTGCGGCATACGAAATTCCGGCGGCCAAAAGTTCCTCCTCGGCCTCTTCGATGCGCTGCTGGGGGAGTTTTACGCCCGTAAGTACGAAAGTGTCAGGCCCTCGATCATCGTCTTTTCCTCGGGGGCGCAAGTTTTCGTTAGGGATTATTTGCTGACTTTCGCCAGATGTTTCTACTTGAGCAATAATCTCAAACTTCTTATTGAAGCCATCTTCGGGCTTCCAAGTAGCGGGATCAATGTTATTGCCATCGTCGTCTATTAAGGCGAGTTCGAAATCCCACCCCATTAAATCACCGCTCGTAAAATGAGCTCCGATAGTTTCACCTTCGATTACATCAGAAGGCACGAATGGAGTATCTGGACACACCATCACGTAGGCCTTGTCTGTTTGCCCTTCTATGATCTCGCGATCAATGGTTTCTACGGAAGATACCGTCTCGGTATTCTTGGGGTAGATGTCGTCGAAGAATACAACTTGCTCGACAATATCCCGCCCAGGGAGATCGGGAATGGCGTCGATATACTCCTGCCCGTTCGGTAGCCGAAGTCTGATCTCGGAAACATGGTTGGTTGTCCCTCCCTGCTCGGCTTGCCCGTAGTCACTCGTAAGGTTGCGCGTGGAACCAAATACATAGAACCGGGTGCCATAACTCGAATCGTCGCCTTTCTTGGCAGGAATGGATTCTACCACATCTCCTCGCTTAAAAATTTCCGGAGTGCCTAATTCCAGTTTCCCGAAATTGAGCGTTACCACGCCTCCGTTCTCTTCTGTCCACCATTCGACCTCGAAAGTCTCGGCGATGGTATTGAGGGCGTCCCAGCATTTGTCACCATTGAACGACACAAGTTTAGCCGCTTCGGGGTTTTCCACGGCCACCGTTCCTAACTGCCAACTCTCCGTGCCGAGCGATTTATTCATGTTGGCAACGATGAGCGCACCGAAAGAGGTCAGGTCTGTCGTATTGTGGAAAACGGCCTCGGGATTCTGCCCTCCAAGCCAGAAACACACGAACCGTTTCATGTGATTTTGCTGGGCCTGGAATTGGAGGGTATATTTGTAGCCGCCCGTGTTGTTGTCGAACTCGGGCCGCACGTTGGACATGATCTCGAACTTGCGGTTTTTATAAACGATATACGATCCGCGTGGGAAGTTTATCAAGGTATCCCAGGCGAAAGGCAGCTCGATATAATAGTCGCCCATCAAAACGAACTTGATAATGGCTTCCCGGGTTATAGGGGCTTCTATGATTGCTGCGTCTGCGGGGCTGTATATAATCATTTTGTTGGCATCTGATCCAGGTACAGGACAAAGGAGCCAACTCTCGGCACATTATACAAGAACTTTCGCGAGAAAAATTATACAAAAACGCCCCGGTCTTTTGACTAGGGCAAGAGCGGGTTGCTTTCATCCGTATTTTAAGGTTTAAGCCATGAACTTTGCGGCTTAACGATTAGACGAGCGTTGTTATATGCCATCTTCAATGTTAAGCATGTGCGCGCTGTATAGGTATTATTCCCTATTTTATGCGTGGCCAAAGCTAAATCCGGATTGGGTGATCCAGGGGTAAGACATAAGGGCAGAAGAAGTTGAATTTTCCCCTCATAGAATTGGGGAACCGCTATTTTATAATTAGACCTGGCCTTTTTTTGAGCTTCATTGATCGCACCGACAAGCCTTCGGCGCATTTCATCCGCACTTAACCCTTGCATGTGTGAGGGAAATCTGTCCATGTTGTCTGCAATGATATGGTCTATTTGAGGGACTACCCTGCATTGAGGATTGAAAATCAAGTCCTCTGGTTTTTGGAAAAAGTCCGCAATATCTGGAATGTTGTCTCCGAATCTGCTTATCAGCTGAATGTCGCTTTCTCTTACAAAGGCTTTGAAAACATAAGGGGCAAAACCTTGTTCGGCCGCATCCGGCCTATTATTTCGTTCGGCGAGAGCAAATATGCTTTCCAGATTTGTAGTCACAAGCCCCGTGTTAAAACACGCGAAAGAGTTGTTCGACGAGAATGCTATTTTATTTTCAGATTGAACCTTACGAAAGGTATGCTCAATATAGCTTTTTAAAATAGAGTATTTGGCTTCCTGTGCATCGGAGAAGTCCCACGGTTCCGGATCTGCAATATTATTTGCAAGATATTCTATAGAGGCTTCATAGTTGGGAAACCAGCAGAAATCAAAAAGGGCAGAATGAAATTTTTTCACAAACGTAAGTTTTTATGTTAGTAAATAAATAAAAAAGACCATCATGCAATATATGACGGTCTTATTGTATCTTTTATGTTTGATATTCGTAGTTACGGATAGACCCGTACGTCTATATTTCATTGTTAGCGCAAATATAGCACTCGTTTTGTCGAAGTGCAAATTTTTTGCTAACTTTTTTAGTTGCACATTGAAAACGTAGTCGAATACACGTTTATTGTAACAACGTATAAAAACGCCCCGCATTCCTGCGAGGCGCGCGAATTGATGCCTGCGTTCCTGTATTGACGTTATTCGGCATAAATAATTATCGCATCCCCTTCCTTTATATTGATCTCGTAGGCTCGATTCGGCGCCGGGGTCTTGTAGCCGATGATGTCCACGAGGTCATCCGACCAGGTGAGTTCCGTGGCAACGTTTCCCGATGTGAAGAAGATCGCCGAAGTCCGGGCCGATTTTTCCACGGTCCCGATCTTGAGCGAGGTCAGCTCCCCGCAGATGTATTTGTGGTTGCCTTCCACGTTGATCGTGACATCCGCACCTTCGACGTTGACAACGACGGGCTTATCTTCCTTTTCCGGGATTCTCGCATGCGCTTCGGTCAGTATTTCATCGATTTCAGTACCTGTGTATGTGCTGTTGTAGTATCCGGCAGGCGCATTACTACCGTCGGTTGCGACTGCGAGCGTATTGGTCGCATTAGAAGTTTCTGTCGAATTAATGTTTTGCGTCATTATGTTTGGCTATTTTGTTTGTGGGTTAAATTCCATTATAACGGCAACGTTGTTTTCTATATTGATCTCATAAGTCATGTTGGGGGCCGGAACCCAGTACCCAATGCGATTCAGGTCTTGGGGTACCACCAATTCCGTCGCCGTGGCTCCAGACGTAAACCTGATAGACGATTCTGTGGCCGACTTCTCCACGGATTTGATGGTCAGCGAATCCAATGTCCCGTACGTGTAGTCATGTCCGGCTTTCACGTCCAGAACTACCGTCGAATCCGATATGCTCTCATAGATGGTTTTATCCTTTTTCTTTGGCAAAAGGGTCTTGATGTCTGTAAGAAGATTGTCCATTTCTCCGCCCAGGTACTCCATCTTGTATTGCGAGGAGAGGTAGAATATATCGCCATCGGAGGTAATGAATGTAAGGTCGTCTGACGTTATAAGAGGACCGGCACCTTCGGGAATTCGATAGGTAGGGTTGGGCTCGTTGAATTTTACGGCTATCTTACAAGCATTCAGACGGTAATTCTCGAACTGCGTACTATTGCTGTATAGAAGATGAAAATACCAGTTTAAGTCTGGGATATATAGTACGACTTTGCCTTTTTGCAATTCAGAAATGAATGCTTTGTAGTTCGACAGGAATGCGCTTTTGCTTTCTCCTTCGATCAGGAAGATAAGGGTCACGTCGCGCTCGCTGACAACCGGATTGTTGACAAGGACATCCGTGCCGGGTTTTGTCGGATCGTCGTTCTTCACGAAATTTTTCAAAGGCGGAGGCGTAAGCAGTGCGGTGTAAGCGCCGGCCAGCAATGTAACTCCAATGGATCGGAGCGGTATTCTGTTGATCGTGATGTCGCTGTTTGCCATATCAAAGGTTGTCTAACTTTCTGTTCATGGAGGTCAGGGTGCTGCTCATCTCGGGGAGGACTTTTGTAAAGGTCCGGATGTCGGCGACATTCCCGTTGAGCTGGATCATAATGTCCCGGATGTCGATGCTTGTATTCCGAGTTTCCATGTTGATCGAGCGGAGCATATCCATTCCGGAGACGAGGATATTCATTTTGCCTTGCATATCGGTAAATCGTCCGTTGAGCTCGTCGCCGGTGTCTTGGGACATAGCTTGGAAGCCACGGGTGGTCGCGGTTTGGCCGGAGGCGGTTTTATCCTTTAACAAAGAATCGGCCCATCCGAACTGGTCGTCCAGCTCTTTTTGTAATTCGTCGACCATGCTATATATGTAATCCTGTTCCCATTTTGAAAATGTTTTGTCAGAATAAAACTCCAGTAATTTTTCGCGGATACGGGCCATTGCTTCGGACGACTGCATTGCTGCTTTTATGCTTTCAACAACCATCTGACGCATCATATTCTTAACTACGTCTTTAGTTGCTTTAGCCCGATCCTCTCCACTTGCCCATGCTTCGGAATATGCGTCTGCAAAATTTTCTATAGCTGATTTAAGGTCTTCTCCAAATATGGCGTCTATTGCTTTCTCTTTGTTATCTGCGATGATTTTATTTATTTCATCTATCTGGTTTTGCCAATCTTTGATTCGACCCTTGTCTGGGTCTTTTTTGCTCTGCTCTTCTTTAATCTGATTTTGAATTAAAACTTTCTGCTGTTCAAGCATTTCATTTTGTTGATTGATCAGATTAGAGGCATCTGTTGAATAAGCCTTATCAATAGCATCACCCAAATCTTCATACGATTTTTGCAGAGCGTCGACTTGATTTTGCAATTTTTCAATGCGCTTCTCTGCTCGCTTATCATGACCTCCAAATATACCTCCTATTAGTGATGATAGGCCCCCTATAACCCCAGAGGCTATTGAAAATGGATTGGTTATATCTATTGAAGCCAATGAGTTTATGGCTCCTATAAATCCATCGAGTTCAGCGCTTTCTATTCCAAATTGTCCTAAAAGGCCCGATACCGAGTTGAGAGTATTGCCTGCTTCTCCGATTGCGGAAACAACGCTTTGCCATGCTTCTTGCCGAAGTTTTACGGCTCGCAAATCATCGCCATTTGCTAATGCCCGTTTATACGCCTTGAAATTGGCCGTAATAGCTGCAAATGGATTTTTTCTGGTTGCCGTCTCTGCCGCCTTGTCGAGTTGATCGGTAATAGTCTTTAGATTTATCGGATCGAGATTAGCATTTTTAAGCTGCTCGTTGATGTTATCAATGATCCGGCGTATCTCTTTGCTCGAAAGCGCATCCAAGTTTTGAAACAAATTGATCCAGTCGTCGGTCTTCATCAACTCCTCCGCTTTCACTTCGCCTATTTCTTCCCGCTCACGTTTATCGATTCTGGGGATCAAATCCATTCGCTCGCTTTCGGCAGCCACTTTTCGGGCATTGGCCGCTTTTTCGCGGATTTTTGCGATTTTATCTTCGGCGGAACCATATTCGTCAACTATAGCTTTTAGGCTGGATGCAATTTCCGCTTGGTCGATCTTGACTCCAAAATCGAATGCCTGCCCCAAATTAATAGAGCCCCCTTTTAGTGCTTTTTCAACCCACTCTCGAAATTCTTGGTACTTATCCTTGATACTACGAATGCGTCGGTCTTCTTCCGATAGGGTATCTTCGGTGATCTGTTTATAGATGGAATCCAGTTCTTTGGCATATTTTAACTCTATGTCTGCTCGGCTGTTCAGTCTTTCGGTTTGGGCATTCCGTTCCCTCTCGGTAAAAATAGCCTCTCGTCCGGGCGACAACTTGATACCCGCTTTCTTCGCTCTATCCTCCTCCTCTTTGCGCTCCTTGTCAATGGCATCCAATTTGGCCTTCGTACGAGCATCAATTTCTGCTAACTCTTTGGCTTTGCCGTCTTTCATTAAAGCAATGCGTGATTCGATAAGAGCCTGATCATTGGCGACAACCTGCTCGTTAAGTTTCTTTTGGGCCTCCCTTGCCTTCTCGGCTGCTGAATCCTGCTTTGAGTATGAGTTGTATGCTTTAAGCGCACTTTCTGCATCTCGCAGGACTTTGCTATATTTTTTATAGGATTCAACGACCTTTGAATCAATGCCTTTGAATTTTCCGGCGTCGAGTAATTTCTTTTGTGAAGCGTCTATTGCTTCAAGAGCACTCTCGGCCTCTTTTTTCTGCGCTTCCCAATATGTCTTGTTGTGAACTGATCCCTTGCCGCCATCTTGCAATTTAGATATTTCCTCTTGCTTTGACGCTATTGTTTTTATATTTGACTGCTTTTGCGCCTGATAATAAGCCTCACTTTGGTCATAAGGTACATATTGCCCTTGCGCCACTTTATCCCTTGCCTCCTTAATCAGGTCACCTATTTTTTCGTTTTGGGCCGTCAATTCGGCGATATTGCCTTTGAGCGTTGCAATCTTTATTTCTGCCGGTTGGGACGCCAGTTCTGTTTTTCTGATTTTATCGAGTTCTTTTTTGTATAATCTTATTTCCTCAAGTGCAATACGTGCTTTTCGAGGGCTTCTCGAATAACTATTCCCCTCGTCGGTTTCTATTTCCTCGTTATAATAATTATAATCGGAGATAGCCTTCCGGTATTTATCTTCTACATTGCTATGTTCGCGGGCATCGTTAATCCGATTCAACTCTTTAGTCAAATCAATTATAGACATTAACTTTATTTCCTCTTCGCTATAATTTTTCAGCAATTCGGGATATGTCTTTATCAAATTCTCATAAGCCTTCTGCTTGGAATATGCAGTACTTACTTCGTCATTCATTACCGAATGCAACTCTTCGGCTTTGCCTTTCTGCTCATCGAGTTTTTGTTTATACTCTTCAATAGCGGCATTTACTTTCTTTTGCGCCGCTTCTTGGGCGGTATCCGCCGTAGCAAGTTTGTATATGCCGTATGTCGCCGCTGACAGGGCGGCAGTAATCCAAAATACCGGATTAGCAAGCAAAGCTGCTGTATTCGCCTTTATTGCAACAGTAAGTGCCTTCCAGCCCTTTGTCACAAGCATCATGCGAGCAGCTTCTACAGCTTGCGCAGCCGTTAATTCTTTGCCAAATTTTAACGCTAACGCTTTTTGCAATACAGCTTCTCGCATAACGACCATATTGATGCGCTGCGCTGCTACTGTAAGCATAAGAGCCGCTTTGTATGCTCCATAAGTAGCGACTAACGGGATAAGAATGTCGAGAACCTTCTGATAGTTTTCTACGAGCGAAATAGTGCCTTTGAGAACATCCGAAATAATCCCTTCCTGCGACTTGCCGATGTCATTGAACATTGTATCGAGAGCGTCGCCAAGATTCGATATAAGGCCTGTTATCGTCTTGGATTGTTCTTGCATGAGGTTGTAAAATTTGCCGCCCTCATTGGTCATATTTTCAATAACCTTGCGAACATCTTCAAATCCGATTTTACCGTCAGAGACCATTTTGTTGATTTCTTCGGTTGTCTTGCCATACATATTAGCCAGCTCTTGCAGTACAGGGATTCCGGAACTGGTAAATTGGAGCATGTCGCGGGCGTATAGTCGCCCCTGAACGGCCGTAGTTCCATATAGATATGTCAGACGTTCGAGAGGCAACCCAAGCCCAGCGGCGACGTTGCCTAATCGGGTTAGAGTGTCGGTGATCCCCTCCGCGGCAAATCCGTATGCAAGAAGTTGTCGAGCGCCGGATGCCACCCCTCGTAAATCAAAGGGCGTTTTTGCGGCAAGATCGACCATTTCCGCCATAAGGGCGTCGGCTTTCTCTTTGTTCCCGAGTAGAGTTGTAAAGGCTACTTCCAGTTGTTGAAACTCTCCGCGGGTTAGTGCAATTTGCCTAATCAGTCCGGTCAAAGATACCGCAACACCGATCTGACCGAGGGTCGTGGCAATACGTCGCATGGCAATATCCATTCGGTCGGCATCGGTGACGACGCTCGATGTTACGGTTTTGGCCGTTTTTTGAAGTTCGCGGAATTTGCGTACGGCCTCTTCGTTATCTATGACGACTGTAAGGTTAATGCTCATAATACGACAACTGTTTTATCCTTATTGATCTTAACATTTGAGCCGCTGATGTTGATGACTTTTAACACGGCATAATTCGAAGCATCGATCGTGGCCGACGCTCCGTGCATAAGGATTATAGTGTGGATGTACTTCGTTCCTGAAGCCTTGATGAACGCTGATGTATCTCCAGCAAGACAAAGGTTCTTTCTGCTCGACAAATGGATATTGCCGGCGTCGGTATAAACTCCGCATGTGGCAGCCTCGTTTTTTATCTTTTGAAACAACTCAAGTGTGGGGAAATTTTGTTTTGCGCAGAATTCAGAGCCACGGGGAGAGAAGAGCAGTTGAGCGAGGCCCCGATAGGAAGATATATTTTTTTCCATTCCGCAGGCCCCTAATTTATGGGCTGCGCTTTTAATTTTTTCAATTCTGCTATCTTTTATCATTTCCTTCCGAATAATGCGTAAAGTGAATCCGTGTTGTTCGGGTCGCTGCCCAAATCGATTACATCAGGTATATCCCGGGTGGCGTCAGGCGTGGATGTATTACCCGATTTGCTCTTATAATCAACCTTCATGGCGTCGGCTATCATTAATCTCGCATTGGCCCATGATATACCCCACAAGGCATAATCCATAGTCCAATGGTACCTACTCATGAAAGCGTCGATTTGTCCCCAGATGCTTCGTCCTCCGTAGTGGCTATTCGCTCCGCTGCCATCATCGGGGAAATCATTACCTGCAGCGTTTTTACCGAGCGAATAGCTTTCATAAAATCCTCATGGTAGGATTGAATGACTATTGCCGATAGGATATTTACAAGCGCTCCCGGTTGCATTGTTGGCGACCAGAGGATGAGGTCCGTGCGATCTTTCAATTCATCCTCAATTTCCTGCTTTGTTCGAAGAGTTGCAATGGCGATGATCTCTGCGACCTCGCGCGGTTTTTCAGAACATATCGTCCACATCCGTTTTATGGCTCCTTCCGTGTCATTGTCATCCATCGCCAGATCGAGATCGAGCAATCGTCGGCTTATAAGCGCCAGGCGCCCGAGTTGCAAGGGGTACAGGTATAGCGTTTCTGTCTTACCATCTTGGGTTTCTATCTCGAAGGATTCGGGCTTCTCGGTAATTGTATCGAGCGCCCGTTGCTCTATGAATTTGTCAATCTCTTTCGTCATGGTTATACGATATTTGATCCCGCCCCGGTCTCGCTCCGTGATGCAAGTCGTGAACTTTCCGGCGGGATGGGTGGCTACAGGCTTGCTGCCTGCACCGCTGCGGCGGTGTATGCCGGAGTGGAAATTACGTCCCACGACTTGCCGCCTCCGGCCGGCGCGAGCACCGTTGCTGAAACGCTGATTTGCAGTGGCGTGCTCTTGTTGATGTTGCCCGTGAGGGTGGCCACGTATTTGAGACGCGCGAAAACGATGGTTTTGCCCGATTTGGCGTCGAATGCAAATGCCTTTTCGCCCTCATATACTTCGCCTTCCACGGCATCCTCTCCTCCGAAATAGAATGCTTTCGTTTCATCGTCGAAGTCGGCCACGGTCCACGTGAGTTCTTTCGAACCGGTCGAGGGGTCGCGCATCGAGAAGAAAGGATCGACCTCGCCTTCACGGCGGAATTCCGTGTTTGTGGGGATGGTCCAGTTAGCCGTGATACCCCCATCATACGGCTGTGTGATCTGGGCGAATGCTTTGATAAGATCAGCGGCCCCGGCGTCGCCTACACCTTTGGGAAGCGGATCACCTGCCCGGCAGGATTTAAGTCCTACGACTTGAACGTCTTTTGACATATAGCTTAATACTTTATTAGTTTGACTTGAATGTTTGAAAACGAGTAAGAAATACCTTCCTCGCTGATAAGAGTTTCATCGCTCACGTCGAAATACCATCGCTCATTGGTCGGATAGCCTTCGAGGGCTTTGAACGCAATTCGCGTCAGCTCATTCAGGCGCTTGCGGTTAGGATAGCGCTGTTCCTCCTTGCCGATCGTCGGTGTCGTGTCGGGGACATAGATATTCACGTTAACCGTGGCCACCTGTAAATCGCCGATGGCGTTTGTCAGGGATGTCACTACGATAAACTCGCCTGAAGGCTTGTTAGGGTAGTGGTCCGCATACATGGTTGGTACAGCCTCGGCCAATGGCGATTTTCGGATATATCCCCAAACGATGTCGAATATTTCCGTGGAAGTAAGGGTCATGGTTTAGGATTATTTAAACGTCGGGCGAACTCTGCGATGATGGAGGACTTATTGGCTATTATCGAGTCTTCAACACCTTTGAGTACCCAAAAACCTTTTTTCTCGACGTAAACGGCGTATTCCATTCCGGCCACGAGAACCAAGTAGGTTTTGTTTTTATCCAGCCCGGATATTACTTTATCCGCGTACTTTCGGCCCTTTGTCCGCGCCTCTTCCGGATTTCCCTCCTTGTCTTTGGAGGGAATGCCAGCCGGGAATGCTCCCATAACTATCTGACCATGCTGCACAACGGCATACCCGATAGAGTTACGAAGATTGGCGGTATGGTCTTTGTATGGGCCATTCTCCCGTGCGTATTTCAGCCATTCCTCGCCTTTCTCGGTGAGAAATTCGACCGCTTTCCGATCATACTCTTCCTTTGCCTCCTTGAAGGCTCGGTTGAGTTCTTGGGAATTTGTCCATTTTAGAGCCATAGCTTCGTGTCTTCGTATCGTTGTCCGCTTTTGTAGAACCCTTGCACGGGATATGACGCCGTGTCTTTTTCCTTCGGCCTCTCATCGGTGTGCGGTGTCTGGTCGAATATATTGAACCCTCGACCATCGAAGATGCGCACCTTTGTTCCGATAGGGATAGGTTGTGTATTTGCCGGCATCACAACCTCGAAAGAGTACAGGAATGCTTCGCCATTCAATCCCTTGACTTGTCGCGCTTGTCCGTTTTGGCGGGCGTTGCATTTGCTGACGACTTGCCATTTGTGCGGGCCTTCGGTCCAAGAGCCATCGGGGTTCAGCGTGCCTTCCTCTTCGCACCACATTTCGAGTGTATGGGGGTAGCGAATCATATGTCCAGAAAAAATATTTGCGGTGCAGGATCGAACTCGTCAGCAATATCGGTCAAGCCATTATCCTTTGCGAGAGCATAAATGCGCCGGGTTAGTTTTTCTGTATCATACCCGAGAGAATATCCGCCATTACCCTCGGAGTCAAGGACGATGAGCTGCTTCAACACATCTATCGCGGCCTTTATGACAGGAATCTTATTCTCGGGGACATATTTGCCATCAACCGGGAGCGACGCGTCTTCGCATGCAATATTGATGAGGTTATCGTCAACATTGTATGGATACAGTCGAGCCGATATTGCTTCGAAGTTCGTCATGGCCAGAACGGGTTAGGCATTCATCGTAGAGAGATCGAAGATGGCGATTTTGTTGGGAGCCGTGAAGTTGGGAATCCATTCGGCTCCGTACTCCATGAAACGGCCTTCGTCGGTTCGCCAGTTCGAGGTCCACATGCCGCCCTCCAGTCGCGTATATGCTTTGCCCGGCACAGGATCGGAGATTTCATAGGGCTCATGCCACATCATCTTGCCGATCTTATCCTGCGGGAGCAGCGTAATGCGGTCGTCCTTGAACACCTGCCTGTTGGACCCGTCGTCCGTGGCCACCATATCGTCGACGATACGGATGGGCGGCAATCCGATGCCCGCGAACACCTGATTGGCCATCGCGTCGGTAATAAGGCCGCCAGCCAGAGCGACCTGCGACCCGCTGAGGATCATTTTGTAGGTCCCCTGGAACTCCTTCGCCCCGACGATGTTCTTGGTGAACGTCGAGCGAGACATTTCCATCACGGAGAAGCGGCCCATCGTCGGGCGCAGGTTCTCGATCTGGGTTTTCAGATAGGTGATGAAGTTGTCTTTGTCGCCGGTCGTAGGAGCGATCTTCCTTACCGGAAGTTCCATATCGAGCAGGGCGATACCTTGCGGGTTGTCTGCGAGCGTTACCGAAGCTTTGCCATCCGAGCGGAGGTCGCCGACCACGATGTCCATGCGTTTGTGCGGCGCGAGGCGCAGCTGTCGCACGTCGTCTACGATGTAATCGATGATTGCGTTCATTGCGGCGACCTGATCGGAGGGACGTGCCGCGTTGAACTTGTCGATAAGCGACTTGATCATGTCCAGACGGTCGTTATCCATCTGGTAGCGGTCGCCCAGGTATGCGACCTCCCCATAGCCACTCCCGAGCGATTTGCGTTCGCGCAGAGGTTTGTTGGAATTGCGGTCGATAATCGAGCCGGCAGTAACACCGGTGACGGTTCCGAGGTAGGCCTTGAAAACTCGGGACTTCGTTTCTTCAAAGTCGAGATAGCGTTTCCAGAAAATCTCGTCATCGCGGGTCACCATCGAACGGTCAATGACTGCCTTGAAGACTTCGGTATTGTTGAAAAGGGTTTCGAGTGTCAGTTTCATTGTCTTCGTGGTTTAAATGGTGAAGAGGAATCGAGACGTGAGGGTCTCCTTGTCTTTGTCCGAGATCGGGACATAGAGCTTCGATTCCCGGACTTCGTAAGCTCGGCCAATGGCGGTGACCGTTGCGCCCGGCTCCACCTTCGTTACGGCGTAATTGAGAAAGTTGGCCGTAGCCTTCGGCGTTGTCCCATCCGCCGCCGTTGCCTCGAAGAGAACATCCCCCGCTCCCAGAGTGAGATTGGCGGCGCTCATCGTGAGCTCGTCGTAGTTGGCATTGGCGGTGCTGATGCTCGAAACGGTTGCGCCGCTCGTACCGTCACCCAGGTGCATGCCCTTATAGACAAGCGATCCTTTGGCGATCTTGATCTTCGTGCCGGTAGACACCTTTTCGACTACTTTCACGTTCTTCACGGCGGATGCTTTGCGCGTCGTCAGATCGACATGCAGAGGCGTAAGAGGCATCAGCCTTGTCCCGGCCGGGATATTGGCATCCTCGAAGTTGAAACCGCCGGAGAGCCGATACACCGTGTCGAAGCGGCACAGTTCTTTCAGCACGTCTTCCGGCTTCAGGTCATAATGAAATCCTGCTGGCATTGTTTACTTGGTTTGAGATTTGACAATTTGTTCTGTCCCCGTGTTGATCAGTTTGGCGATGTCGCTCCCATTGTCGGAGATACCGCCACCCTGGGTCGGGGGTTCGGAGAATTCGAAGCCCGCGTCGATCATGTCCTGCTTTACGCCCTTGAAATACTCGTCAAGGTCGGTGTCTTGGCCGATAGACAGTTTCGATACGATCTTTTCGGAGATTCCGAATTCTTTGGCCTTTGCTGCGATGTCGGCGCTTCGTTGTGCGGCCTGCTGTCTTTGCTGCGCGGCGGCAGCCTGTTCCTCGCGGATGGTTTTCAGCAGATCGGCTTTGAATGCCTCGGCGTCAAAGGGCTTCTCGGGTTCATTTTTGGACTGGCTGCCCCCATTGCCAGGTGCCGCGTTTTTAGCTTCTGCTTTGGCTTTCTCAACAGCCGACGTTACACGGCTGTCGATCTCGGCCTGCATTGCCGAAAGAGCTGACTTCTGCCCCTCGACGATAGCGTCAAGGTTCTCGTCGTTAACCAATCCGGTTGCGGCCAGCGACTCGGCCACCCCCTCGATCGCTTTTGCGCTAAACCCCAGGTTGCTGAACTTGGTTTTCAACGCGGAAAAGATTTTTTCTTTCATGTTTTTTCGTACTATATGGTTTTGAATGTTGCATCACAGCCGGGCATAAAAAAGGTCCGCCGGCGCATACCAGCAGACCTACTAACCAACAACTATGCTCTTTCGTCGGTGTCAGTAGACTGCATAGTCACAGCCTTTCGACACAAAGGAGCCGACTCTCGGCACATTGTGCAAATATTTTGCATGAAAAAATTCAATAAAAAGGCGGGGATTTCTCCCCGCCGTCGAAACAACAATATGAACGATTATTTGCCGAACAGAATGGCAAATACTTGGCGATGGTATAGATTGATTTCTCCGTAGTTACCATCGAATATCTTTTGGATCTCAAAGCCATGCTCCGCCGATATGGCCTTGAGCGCGCGCCATGAGATTTTGCGCCAGTTCATTCCGTGCTCTTTTGCCCATCGTTTGATCGAATACCAATCTTTGGATTCGTCGAGTTGGCGGGTCTTGGCGTCCAGCTGCAACTGAACCTTCTCTTTTGCTTCTACAGCATCGGCCAACTGGCGCAATGCTTCTGAATAGGTTTTGGGTAGCGCCATTGTATAGCCGCCTGTTTTGCGTATAGAGGGCAGCACTTCGGAGGTTACCCATTTGCGGAACGCCTTGGCCTCCGGTTTACGACTATCGAAAATCACATCGTATAGTGCATCTTCATTAATAAAGACGGCCTTCTGCTCTCTACCAAGCGAATCAAGGATGACCTCATTTGAAATGACCCCATCAGATAATCGGGATTTTACTTGACTGGGGTTGCCCAATTCGAGAACTTTGCATACGTCCGTTAAGCAAAACATTGACTCACCGTTCACTTCGGTTACTCTTATTAGCCCGAAACGCTCATTTTTGAAAATCTGAATATCGTTCATATTATAGAAAATTTGTTGTTCTGGAGGCAAAGGAGCAACCGTTCGGCACATTATGCAAGAACTTCTGCCAAAAAATAACAAAAAACGCCCCGCATTCCTGCGAGGCGTCCCAATGTCGGTGATTGGCTATCAGTGGTAAATGAAAGGGTTCTATGCTTTGAACAGCGAGTGGATGAACAGCCGTCCGGCCCTTTGAGCGACCTCGTTGTAGAGTCGTTGATAGTCGGGTGTCCCCGGAAGCGATGCTGTTTTCATAAGCTTTTTATATTTTAAATTGTGACTATTTGTCCAGTATTGCTAAAATGCGCTCGATGCAGGCTTTCTGCTCTTCGAGTAAGGCCGTCAGTCGGTCGGACATTTGGGTTAGTTCGTTCATTTCCGTATCGTGTTAATCTCCGTAATATGTTCTGCTGTTTCCGTAATAGTCAGCCGGGATTATCAGCGGGAGCGGATCGATGGCGGCGCGTTTCGACTCCTCCATCGGGCGGTTTTCGATCTTCGCCGTCATCACCGCCATTTTCTCGTTGCGCCAAGCCTTGCGCAGGCAGGCCGAGAACGACATCGAGGCGTTGACGCGTTTCAGATACCAAGCGTTACGCATGATCTTCGATTTGTTGTAGGTTGCTTTCATGGCAATTATAGTTATTGTTCTATTTCTTGATGCAAACATAACAATAATTATAATACAATCCAAACGATTGAGCAGGAAAATTACACTTATTATTATTTTTTTAGTGTATTTATATAATTTTATGGCAAATTGTCCTATCTTTGCCGCTGGTGTGAGAATTAAACTTATTGTTTATGGCGAAATTTAGGATCAAGGAGATTTGCCGAGATAAAGGCATCACTCAAAAAGAATTAGCAGAAAAAATTGGAATAACCGCCGTAGGGCTCGCAAAGGCTATTGCGGGAAATACTACAATCGGTACGCTTGAAAAAGTTGCCGATGCTCTCGGAGTTGATGTTGTTGAACTATTCGCGGAGAAAGAAGACTTTGTAGCATTTGTCCGAGATCGAGGCCAGATATATGTTTTCGACTCGATTAGGGCGCTAAAGGAGTTTACGGACGCCGCGGATAAGACTGCCGGAGTCATGCGAGAACTCGGGGAAGCTGCGGACGCGCTGAAAGAGAAGGAATAACCCGGAATATACGTTCGCGAAACAAAGGCGAGGAGTGGTAAAAAATTCATTCCTCGTCTTTTTTCTTGGATATTTCAATATGGAATTGTAAATTTGATCGACTAATCAGATTTCGCTTTATGCTTTTCATTGTTATTTGCCTTGTTGTTATCACCTTATGCATTATGATGTTTGGCAATACAAGTGCACCCCAAAAGGACCAACAAGAAATTTGTACGACTACTTCTAATGAGGGCCATTCTGTTAGAAAATCAGCTTATAAAAGTGAAAATCAAATAATAATTAAACAAAAACAGAAGGCTCAAAAGGAGGCTATCAATGTTACCGAAGAAATAAGGCGTTCATCAATTATTATTGACTATGCTTTTTTTGTTGAAACGATTGTGCATGAGTGGCGTAAGATGGAAGCAAAGATTGCGCAGTTAGAAAAGTTTGAGCGCATGGATGGAATTAAGATTAGTATGTCTGCGTCACAAGTAGAGAGCGAGGGGATTAAACAGTATAATGAAGGGATATTAAAGGCGATTCAACGTCAATTTGATGGTTATAAATGGGTAATCCCATTTCTGAAAGCGCGATCGGATGTTGCGTTATATACACAGGATATGTATGAGCGAATTGAATATGCTAAATCATCTACTATAACATTTGATAACCAAATGTCTGTATTGGATAGTTTAGAAGATATACGCGCAAATGTAGATGATTTTTGTTCGTCGTTTATTTCGGTATCTGAAAAAGAGTGTATGCAAAATGCCAAAAAATTAATTGGCTATTGCAACAGTTTAAATATTTTGTCGATTAAGCTTTTTAAAGAAAAAAAAGATTCTGAAGCATTGAAAGTATTAACAGAATCAGGAATAAATGGTAATTCTTGTGCCAATAGAGATTTATGGGATTATTTTAAGGAGCATCCAAAATATGCTAACAATGAGCATGAACCGTTATATCGTCTTTGCACGACCGGGGCAATCATAAGCTACCGTCATGCGCAAAAAGCAATTGCGGAAAATCGTAAATATAAATCAAAAATTTTATTGGCAATGGCTTATGGAGTAGGTGTCGATGATTATACAGATGTTCCCAAAGGAGATTACTGGGAATGGCCGGAAGACCAAAAAGGGACACGACCTATTGAAATATACAGATGCCCATTTGAGGGGGCCTATAACTTTCGGATGAACAGGTTTGTGGAGTTATCATCGCATACTAAATATGATGGCTATTATTACTATGATATGGAGACAATAAAGGTTCGTCGGCGGAAAAATAACTAATCGCGCTTTTTGCGAGGTTGATTTTATAATTAAATAATAATCACATGGAAACTATTACTATTATTCTGGGTATTGTCTTTTTTGTCTTTGGTGTTTTGCAAATCATATTATTTTTTAAATTATGGAGAATGACGGATGACGTGAGAATAATATCAAAAAAAATGAGCGACTTAAATGCGTGCTTTTTACAGAAGATCAACTCTTCAAATAATTTAGGTCGAGATTTGTCAGAGTTAGACAATAAAATAACGCATGTAGCTATTAATCCTATTCGACCTAAGTTTGAAGTTGGCGCAATAGTATTGGACCGTAATACGATGAACAAATTAGTCGTAATGGAGATTGGAATTAGTGGATATTTATGCGGCAATGAAGCAGGGGAGATAGATCGAATATACGATTTTGACGAAGTTATAGAATTACCAGAAGCCCAATAATAATATCGCTGGCAATCAATAAATTCAACTCATTGATATTCAGGCGGGCAGGAGAGGCCTGAAAAACGCCTAAAATTGCCCTATAAATAGGGTTAATTGTTTGAATATCAGAGCGGTCAGGAGGTGGCCAACTTTCACTTTCCGGCCCTCTTATCCCCAATGTCCGCGAAAGCCTTGTTTTCGGTGATCCAGTAGGGTAGCGTGTCCTTCTTTTGGGCCCGCTTGATGCGATCCTCGTTTTCGGTCAGCCATTTGGTGAATCCTTTGGGCGGTTCTGTCACCTCATTGTCGGCATCCTCCCACCAATCCTTTCCTGTGCCTTCATTGGCGATGATGGGGACGGCATAACAACGACAATTAGGATGCCATCCGATGAATTTGAATGACTTTGGGTACTTGCCCTCCATAGCGTCGCATATCTCCAACGGTGCACGTCCTTTTTTGAAGCGCGGGTACCAATCCTTTGCCAGCCACGCCGCGTGTGTCTTGGAGGTTTTGACCTCAATGCCGACAATGAAATCGAGTTGTTGCCAGCGCACGCTGTCGCACTCCCGGTATGCGGAATTTATCTCGGTGCGTGCCATTCTCATTGCATTCTGGTAAGAGGACCGGTATACGCCTTGCCCTGAATGATATACCCTTGCTGCTTTCGATGGCTTGAGTTCGCCGAATATATCCCGGACCCGCCGGAACAGTTTGTCGGGTTCGTTCAGAAAGGATCGCACGTCCCGGCTGATAGCCGCCGCGCTGCGGCCTTCGCTAATGCCCACAGATAACGAGAGCTCAATGTGCTGCTGCAACTGCTTCGAATAGTTCCATACGCGATCAGAAAGGGTATGCCCGTATGACTTACGACGCTGGAAGGCTTCGAGAGCTTCGATATTGTGAAGCATCCATCCTCTTTTCGGGTCTGAAAATAGGGCTTTAACCCACGAATCGGTTTTATCATTGGCAAAGGCCCATTCGGCGGCTACCCCTGCAACCACAATACTCTTGAGTTTATAGCTGAAAGTCGATATTGCCTCTTCGGCCTGTTTCTGTTTGGCTTTGTTTTGCGAAAATGCAAATATTTTGCCTCCCGATGGGTCGTAATTATAGCCAACGCCCAGCCGGATCAATTCAGCAATAGCAGCATCGTACAGGGCATCTATTTCGGAGAGGTATTGCTCGACGTGCTTGCGATGCTGCTGCTCCCATTTGGCGCTATTGAGATTGATTCTCGGCATTTCTGTTCAAATAGTTTGATATTCGTCCGGCTAAAACACCAGAAAATCCGCTGAAATTGTTCTAAAGGTTAGAATGTGGGTTCAAAAGCATTGTTTGCCGACCTGGCCGTCTGTTCCTCCTGAATCTCCTTGATCTCATCGTCCACCTCATCGGTGATCCCCGCCATCATTACGCCGGTTTTGAGCGAGGCGACAGGCTGTCCGCAAGCCTCCGTGGCGATTTTGACCTTCTCGGCGATGTCCTCGATAGTATAAGGCTGTATCTCTGTTTCGATGTCGATGGTCTGGGCGGCTTTTTGGTATTCTGCATTTAACGATCCTACCGCGGACACGAGAAAGTTATATCGCCGCTGTATATGCTCACCGATCACCTCGGCGTGGTTGTCGATAGCCAAGTCCGTGCCCATGAACAGGAATCGGAAGGCCCGACCGGAAGGAACGTCGCCTAATCCTTTCAAAGAATCGAGTGATAGCTGAGGCGTATTGGTCAGCTGATAGGCCTTACTCCAAAGCCCCTCCAGTTCCAAGCGCACGGCATCGCTCGCCTGATCCCAATTCAGATAGTATACCTTGCCCCCGTTGGTAATCTTGATGAGGCGATTTTTGCCCGACTGCTGCGGGGTCCCGTGTATATCGCCCTCAAGGATTAGATAGGGGAAGAAGCATCTGTCGATGCAATCCGCGAAGTTGGACATGAGCCGCTCCAAACGGTCACGAATGGGCCTGATGTTGTGGCAAAGCGGCTTCGACCGCCACGAATATATCGTGGGGTTTTTGCTGAACATATGTTTGAATTCGCTGACTTTTACCCAATCTGTTTCCATGCGCCATTTATAGACCTTATCGTCGGTTACGGTCATAAAATAGACCGTCTCTGTGCCGTCGGCCTCTTTCACCGAGTATTCGCGGCTCAATGCGATATAATCGCCCTTGTCGTCGAAAAGCGGATACAACTTGTCGCCCCGAAATGGCGACCATATAGCGCACCGGAGATTAAATTGGGGCACCACGGTTCCTCCGAACGTCTTTTTGACTTGTTCGAGTATTTTCCGCCAGAACCCCTCGTCTTTGACGACATACCAATATTCAGCCACCTCGGTTTCGGACAACCATGAGCGGACGATGCGCTTATTGTTGTAGCGCATTTTATTCTTCCGGCTTATGCTGTTTATAATAGACAACAGTGCCTTTTCCTGATCGTTGTTGGGGCGACAATTCACTTTGGGGTCATTGCCTACGGCCCAGGCCGTGTGTATGTTCGTAATATCCTGTTCTAATGGCAATGTAATGCGATTTGTCGGGTTGGTGTCGTCCTTCTTATACTGCGGAGGGATGACTTTCCCGGTTTTGGAGTCCACGCGCGCCTCTTCGACGATGACTTTGTTGTCCGGCCTTATTTCCGGGTTCATAATATCATGTTTGTCCGGGTCCCAATCTTTATACAAGGCTTGGGCGTCCGGAAGCGGAGTGCGGCGATATTTGAGGTAGTATATCTTTTCTGCTTCGGTAGGCAGGGCGAGTATTTCTTGTAGAGTCTTCATATCGTTGATTTAAAAATATCCTTCGTAGTTTTTGATCTGCTTTATTTTGCCGAGAATCATTCCCAAGACATAATATCGTACAGCATCTATAAGGTGGTCTGCTTGCCCGTCTTTTGGCGCGTTGATGGGACGCCCGTTTTTGTCTTCGTCCCACACATAGTTGCGAAATTCCATAAGCATATTGTAAGATCGTTCGGTGACGTATATTTCCATTTCAAGCATTTTTTCGATGCCTGCAATAATGGATTTGCCGCTCTTATCAACCGGGTATATCGCTATTCCGGCGTTCCCTATCTCATCAACCAATCGGGGGTCTGCGGACTCCGACATGACCTTCAAATCGGGGTATTTTTTGAGTTCGTAAATAATCTCATTGGTGAGCATATGTGTTTTGTAGCACAACTCATCAATATACAAGGCGTCGCCTATGGTGCCGCATTTGGCTATTGCCGTTGGATCATTAGAGTAGCCGAAGTCTTGACATAGCGCGACTCTTTCGCACCATTGCGGGAACTCCTTAATTGTGTTTATTTTCTTGAATATCGCACCTTCAGCAACGTCTACCCATTTGCCCATTACGATATGCGCATATTTATCGGGATTATCCTGTTTCATTCGCTCTACTTCGCGTATGAATTCTTCGGAAAGGTTGTCGAGATTGTCGAGATAGGTAGTATGTATATGAAGCACATTCGGATGTGTGCTTATTTGGACATCTACGCCGTCGAAATTGACGAGTTTATAGGTTTTATCAATGTATTTCTTATATATAAAATGATTTGAATCGGTAGGGTTCATAATAATGATGACCCGGTTCTGAATTCCTTTTTGCCGAATGGAAAGTACGAGTTTATCAAAGTCTGCTTCGCTCGTCCACTCCTCGGCCTCATCGCATACAAAAGTCGTGATGCCTTGAATTGACTTTAATTTTGCAGTTTGGTTGCCCGACGATGTTTTGATGCCTCGAAACAAAACACGGCTGCCTGATACAGTATTGACAATATCAGCCTTTGTCACATCGAAGAATTCTTCTGTGCCGTCAGCTTCGATCTTTTCGAGAAATTCGGGGATAACCGAAATAGAGGCCGACGCCATAGTGTAGCGAGTGTATAGCACGACGTGCCCAGCTTCAAAGGTTAGCCGCTCTATGAATGCGCCGGCATTGAACGACTTACCCGAGCCTCGGCCTCCCGTAATCAGGATGATGAAGTGCTCGGTATCCTCGTACAACGGCAGATATATGCCCTGTGGCTGGATCATTTCTTTTGGAGATGGTCTTTAACCCATTCTCTTACTGGAATAGAACCTTTGAATTCGATTGGTCCCTCGTCTTTTCCAGTAAGTGGTTGTGATGCTTTCCCGAATATCCGATCAAATAGCGAATCGAGGGTATTGGTTCGCCCTGCATTGGCATCCTTAACGACTGCTCGAACTACTCCGACAATCCAAATCGGTGTATTCTTGCTGTCGGCGAGTTTTTTGAGGTTATCAAGGGGCTGTTCCAGAAGGAATTGAATTAGTTTGAAATAATCCTCTTTGCTCAATTCCGCTTTGGCTTCTGTGCCGAGCAGTTTTTTGATATGGTTGTACAGCGAAGGCTTCCGGCCTCTATTTGCGGGCTGGTTAGTGCTTGAAAAGCGATTCCCTTTTCCTTTTATATGTTCATATTCTCCTGCCAAATCGCTTGTTTTACGCTTGTTTTTATCACTTTAACTGTCTATATCTGTTTCCTGTATCTGTGTTTCTGCAAATATTCATATTCACGGCGATCTGTTGTCCAACGTCCTGCATAGCCTCTATAAAATGTATGAGTTGCGCCATCTCCCCAGTTAAATTTAACCACATCTTGCCCTTTAGACTCTGCCTTTCGTAATATATGGTTTAGGTCGGATTGTCTCCTCTTGTAGAATTGCAATGGCGTTTCATTTGCTCTACGAGCTGTACCCCTAATTCCTCCACTTGTTTTCGCCATGTCAACTTATGGTTATATTATATCTTTTCTTTAGTAATCTACGCGCTGCTTGGGTCCCTTCATTATCCGGATGGCCTCTTGCTACACTCAATAAAGCTTCCAGTTTGGTTTCGCGAGGACTCTTTATTTTGCCAGCTTTCACCAAATTTTCATATTCGGCTATGGCAGAAGCTCGTCTTTTGCTATATTCATTACGAGCAGCCTCGGCCTCTCGTTCAAATTTTTTACGGCCACGGGCTGTCATTCGTATGCTCCGCCATTTATCATCCATATAATCACTGATTGGCGACCGAAGCCCGCGTTTCCCCAGATACTCATCAAGGGATATTTCTTTGGGGTATTTATTACCTCTTATCGAACCGCTTGTTTTAGCCATTTCCTTTTGCTGTCATTAATTGTTCAACATACACAAGGCTATGTGCCGCACAATACTCTTGCACAACCTTACCGCCTCCGTAAATGATAAGGTTCGGGGTTTCTTTGCCTGAAATCTCTTTTGCTATCCGATGCTCTGCTTTCAGATATTCGAGGCGATCAGCATATCCTCGCGTGAAAAACGCATTGTATCCTTCGGGAATACCCATGCGATTATAGTCATAAAATTTCCGAGAAACATTCAGATCGGCATATATGGAAATACCGCATTCCTGGAAATATCGAGAAATCCACCGTTTCTTGTAAATCTGTTGTAACCCCCATGCTGTGGGGGTCGTGTCAAATAATGACAAATTTGGTTCTACAGCTGATACGCATCCGCCATTCAATACCTTTGTCGGGTCTTTCCATATACTCTCGAAGCGATAATCATCTACGTAGAAGTGATAGGTAGATATGCCCTTCTTTTGCCGCGATTCGGCGCCATAAGGCGCGAATGGCAGTTGTAACTTTCCGGCTTGCATATCGAGGCGCAAATTGGGAATTTCAAAAATGTTGTTACTCTCGTATAGACAGTCGGTAAGCATTGATTGGTAGAAAGCGTTTCTATCTTCATTATTCTCGGGCTCATTGCCTGATTCATTGCTCGAGATGTATTTTGAATTTATTGCCTGAATTCCTTCGTCAAATGCAGGCATTTCGAGGCCGATTTCATCGAAATCCGTATCGCTCCATTTATCGTCTTGCAAGGCTTCGAAATCCCACTCTCCGTTATTAATATTATCTCGCAAGATGATGTCATTCTCTTCTTGCTCGCCAATGTTGCTATATATGATGACCGGCACTGATTTAAGCCCTAATTTTTTAGCGGCTTTTAGACGTTGATTGCCGCATATGACGACCTCATTGCCAGTTCGAGTGGATACGGCAATAGGTCGATGCTTCCAAAATCCGTGAGTGCGTATAGAAGTCATCAGCCGCTCCATATCCTCCTTTGATATACGTCGGGGGTTGCCTGATAGCGGTAAAAGGTCGGAGACTTTGCGGGATGTTATTTCACTTGCATCGGTCATGCTCGCTTTGATTCGTTATTTGGTTCAGAAGCAAAGGAGCCGACTCTCGGCACATTGTGCAATAGTTTGACGAAAAATTTTCAGATTTTTTTGAAAAAATGTTTTGCATATTCAAATTAAATGCTTATATTTGCAATACCAAAACAACTAAACAAGGCCGACGGGCCATAAGCGGCAACTATGAAAAACTTTATCAATTCTTACGATCGCGTCAAAGGAGCCATTGAATCGGGCAAGGCTATCAACATCTTCAACATGGTAGACGGCGACTACGTCGGCATGGGTGAATTCGAATATTCGGACGAAGCCATGATCGTTCTCGAGCTCGTCGCCAAGAATGGCGAAGGATTCGTCGTAGACATCTGCAATCGTGTTCTCGAATCAATAAATGTCGGCAAGGCTATCACGTTATCCGAAAAACAGCGTTGGTGCATCGCTTTCGCGGCGAATAAGATTTCGACGGATAAAGTCGATGAGCTGCACACAGCCGATGCTGAATTCATCGCTATGGTCGAATCTGAAGAGGCTGTTGAAAATACGGCACATAATAACGAATATTTTGAAAACATGGACGACAATCAATTTATTTCCATTCGTTCGCTTCTGAACCGAGCCGAAGCCGGTGAAACTATCTCCTCCATTAAACTGTCTGATGCCGGTAAATACGCCTCCAACGCGAAAGGTGATATGCTTATCAATACGGACATCTTCTTCTCGTCGCGCGTATATGCATACAGGGCCGATGACCGGCTGGTTAAGATTGGGAAAAAGACGCTTAATGTCGATGAGCTGCGCCGGCAACTCGAACGGTTCATCGGTAAAGGATCCGCCGTCGTTTGCATAGGCGGCAAATGCCTTCGTGGCGAAATTACAAAATAGCTCAATATGAAAGAGTACCCCGCATTTATTATCGATAGAAGTCGCCGTTCGGAATCGTCCCGTTTTTCCGACGACTTCATCGTCTGCACCGATCGGGAGGTCGGGTTCATCGCCAGAGTATACAAACTTCCCAAATCACGCCGTGCAGAGTTCGAGCAGAGCATCGCCTGTCTATCCGAATCGCAAATAGATAACCGATACTATTTTGCCATCATTGGAAATGTATTGTGCGTGCTGGAGGTCGTGCGAATGTTGCATGAGCCTGTTGCGCATATCAACAGACTTCGGCCGTTGATGAAGAAGGCTTTCAAAGCCTACATACACGGCGAAGAATCAGCCGTTCGACGGGACGGTCAGCCGTATGACGATCAGATAGCCGCTCTTGACGACATCCTGCGGATGGCAAAGTCGCAACGGTCACGCATGGTCGATATGAACGGTGAAGCGGCCACGGAACGATTTACAAGCGCGATTCAGTCGGCCCGCGATTCCGTTGCCTTGCTTCAAAAAATCACACAACATGAATAAGGATGCATCAAAACGGGGCGGTGCGCGCCCGGGCGCTGGACGCAAATGTAAAGGCAGTGCGCCGTCGGTCACTGTAAGCTTGCGCCTCCCCCCGGAATTGCGAGACGAGTTGCGCGCGTTTCTGAAATCCCGCCGGATGACCGCCGCACAGTTCGTGGAGGAAGGACTATGCATCCACCGTAAACCCGATGCGAATAGCCCGGGTTTTAATGGGATAGATTGTTCAAAATGTCCGTGTTTTTCTCGGGGAGAAAAACAACTTTAAAGCGGTTTATTGTTCAATATGTATAAAAAATCCCCGAGCTCGTGGCCCGGGAGTTGGGAGGGTGGGTTACCAATCTTCTGTATCATTAGCAGAATTGGCGGTTAAATTGTTATGAACATCTTTCTGAATCTGAATTAGTAAGCGATTGCAGCAGTCTATGATAGCTCGGCGGTAAAAACCTTCTATTGCTTTCATTTTACCATTTTGTTTAAAGCATAAGTCATAAGTGAGAAGTTCTGCTGGGGTATCTGTCGCTGGTAAATATACACCATTAGTCATCCCAGCAGGAGAATGTCCTTTAATTTGTCGAATATCAATTTTATAACGCCCATCTCTACATCTTATGTCAAGTGTGTAGTATATATTTGCATCCACGATCATTCCCATTGCCGCCCTTGTTGGGATAACCGAATATCCTTTTACAATAATAATTCCTTGGTCGGGATCGTCTAATTGAATAACATCTTTTGCCGAATTGAATATATTCGTTATGCACAATTTTGTCGCATTATATAGGGCTTTCTTGTCATGTCCTTCCTCATGAACAACTCGGGAAAACACAACCTCGCCTTTTTCATTGAACGGCATTTGCCCTTTCCCGTATCGTTTTTGATCAGCTTCTTTATCGACTTGCGCCCAAATAGGGGTCGCAAATAAAACCAAAGAAATAGTAAGTAAAAGTTTCTTCATGGTGTTTAATTTTTGGTTTATACAATTTACCCCCCCCCGGATACTCGGAGAGGGGCATTTTTGTTTAGTGCTATTATGTGTGTGCTTTGGCATACGGTTCCAGCTCTCCTCCGGTAGGCATTAGTCTAATTAGAACACCTTTAGCCCTCTTTTTTTAGGGCGACTTCGCCCTTGTTTTTAGCCCTCTCTTCTCGGAATAGATCAAGTAGTACCCCATTTTGCCGAATTAGCTCCTCGTTTTGTCGAAGGACTTGGTCTAAATACTTCTTCATAGTGTTTGAATTATTTAAGTCAGCTTCCGAAAGTGTTGCGTCTTCTCCTCCTTGACTGACAGGTTGGTCGGTATTTTTGAGCATTGACCCTTCGCCGGTCAATAACCAATTTTTGTTTAGTGCATTGTTTAGGTTGCATAAACGCACGACAAAATCTTCCGGCCTTTTATCTGGGTTGTTGACTACTTGGGAGAATGCGGATTTATTGGAATAGCCCATTAGAAGACCTATTCCTTCTTGAGTTTTAGCAATGCCGCTACCTATAAGCCATTTTATGGCTTTTTTTATTCTCTCAGTCTCAGTCATTTATAAAATGTGCCTAAAAATAGTTTGCTTTTTGTTTGGATATACACTAAACAAAGTTTATATTTGCATCGTGGAATTGAACTACACCGCAAAGGTAAATAGTTCTACGCCGCAAAACAATGTAAAGATATATAAAAAAGATTGAAACAACCAAATCCGAAAGGGCGAAATAGTGCGCCAATAGGGTTTACAAATGTTCTTTGAGCCGAGTCGGGTTCGATTCCAGACACCGAGATTGTTGGAAGACATACTGCGGGATACCTATTGTGAGAGATACAAAAAGCCGAGCAGTCGCGGTTGGCATTTGGCTATATCCGCCACGCTTATAACGTGTAGGCAAGTTATACGACATAGGTCAATGTGAGTTGTGCGAGGTCGCTTTGCCACTGTAACCCATTTCTTACGAGTAAGAGAAGGAGAATCAGAACAGCCATTACACTGTATCCATGAAAACTGGGGATGTGGGCGTGAGATGATAGTATGTTGCATACACCAGTATTGAAACAATACAATGTAGGTAAGGTTTACGGCTCAAAGGACTTTTTAATAAAAATTGTTAAGGTTTTATAATATGATTAAATCACAAGAAGACATCGAGCGTTGCGCCTTTGTAAAGGGTTACAACGTCATCCGCGCCCGGAGAAAAGGGCGGGACCTTGCCAGCATTGCTATGGATGAGATCAGCCAGGCATTGAAAGAAGGCGGGTTATGCGACAAAGCGTTCCACAATCGCAAATACGGCTATGTGAACCATACGCCCACAGAACGGGAAAAGATCGAACAGATATTTACCAAATGGGGAGTATCCGATCCCTGGGGGCTGGCTTAAGACTATGAAAACTGACGCCATACTGAGCAAACGCGAACGTGAGGTGATGAACCTCGTCGTGCTGGGCTATTCGGCCCGCGAGATCGCAGAACGGATGAACGTGATCTACCAATGCGTAGCGAACCACCTCCAGAGCATCTACGACAAGACAGGGACGAAGCGGACCTTGCAGGCATTGGTTACCTGGTATTTCACGCAGAATTTCGGCATCACGCTCAACGTGTCCGAGATGACCCGACGCGTCGGGGCCGCGGTTCTGCTGTGCCTGTTCTCGGTGGAGGTGTTCAGTACGGATTTCGAATGTCGCAGGTTGCGCAATCCCCGCCGAAGCCGAGGCTTCCGGGTGGAGGAGCTGATAGAGAACTAAACCAACAAGGAGTGCGTGGCAGGTTCGAATCCTGCCGCACTCCCAAGATAGCATCCCGCAAGGGTTAGGGGTTTAATCGCTGGCAATAACCCCAGCTGCAAGGCAGAAAGCGATTTTCGGGTCTTTGACGTATTGATACACGAGAACCATCCGAGTGGATGTAAAACCCAGTGAGCGACTTGGCGCAGAAGGGCTGGCAACAGATAAATACCAACGAGCGAGCGATGATCCGGAGCGATCCGGTGAGCCGTATCAACACTATGCCCGGTGTGGTTTGAATGTACCTATCCGGGCTCCAATGCGGGTTTTGTGCACACGTTCTTTCTGTCCATTTGCGATTTAAGCTTGTAGTCATTTGCGCAATCCCGCTTTTATGCCCTGATGGCGACCAAATAGATAACCGGCTTCGGCTGGCGTATACCACTATTTATTCGGCGAGCCTTGTCTTCGATGGCGTCAGGGCACGAATACCTTAAAATTTCAAAACTATGGAGAATTTAAAAAAGCCACAGGCCCGCATATTGGCCTACTTCATCAGAGGAGGCACGCTGACCGTGTGGAAAGCGATGAGCAAATTTGGCACGACGGAGCTGCGGAAGATTGTCACGAGGCTCCGGCGCAAAGGCTACATCATCGTTGGCGATTGGTGTTACAGCCACGACGCAGACAGAGGGCGGGTTGTCCGCTACAAAGAGTATCATATGGTCGTTAACCCCGAAATTGCACAAATATGAAAACCGATGCATTCAAAACCCGAAAATTTATGGGTATTGACTTCACTCCGCGAAAAAGATACCGTGCGGAGATCGAACGGCTCGAGCGCGTGAATGCGGACATCCGTCGGAGCTTTGCCGAAGGCGAGAAAGATCGCAATAATCTTCTGAAAAAGTGCGCAGAGGAACGCAACCTGCGTATTGCCGTCGAACTCGATCTGATGAAATATACCCGCAAGCGAGGCGCCGACGGGCGTTTCATCAAAGAATAAGGCGTATTAACGCCTCCTTTCTTTATCCATCATTGCACGTCGTCTGCCATCCGTGAGGCCCGCGGGCGATATTTGGAGGGTTGGCCGAGTGGTTGAAGGCTCCGGCTTACTAATCCGGCGAGCGGTAACGCTTCGGGAGTTCGAATCTCTCACCCTCCGCAACCCCTTTGTTGATGGTGCAAGTAGAGCGACGATAGCGCAAGGGATTATTGCCGATTGCGCGGCAATGACAAAGCGGAACAGACGCTTGACTCTATCGGACAGGTTATACGAAAGCATCTGACAGCCTGGAAAGACAGGCATTTTGAGCTATGGTGTAACGGTAACACATCTCCCTTTGGAGGAGGCGCTTCCGGTTCGACTCCGGGTAGCTCAACAGGGGAGCGATCCCCACGTTGTTAGTTTGATCGAAGGGTCATTCAATCAACGGAAGCGATAGAGGGTATATCCCTCGACAATCCGAGGCCGCGTGAATAAGAGTAGCGAGGCCGAGGCGGGTTAAGCCCACGAAACGGGAGATAAAGAACGCAAACCGGCGGCGCGGAAGCCGTGTCGCCACCGCGGGGGATCGTCGTAAGTCCCCCGCATTTTTTGAAATAAACAATCATCTATTATATGCAGAGTTATATCAATGAGCTCAAAGAAAAGGGTCTCGTGCCCTTACGGCTCGATAGAAACACGGTAATCTTGGTTCCTCCGGAGAAAGCCAATGAGAAATACAAGGCGCGCTATCTCAAAAACGCCGAAAGGTCGCGGAAATTGGCAATAAATCAGTTTTAATCTAATATTATTAAAATTATGAAATTATTTACCGAAAAACACAAAAACCAATTCGGGGATTATGACATCACTTTCCATGCAACCGGATGGATTGCAATCGTCGCAGTCGTCTGTTGTATCATTGCCGTCTGTATGGTGGGATGTCCTTCGTACAACGTATGGCAGCAGGAAATGAGCGGCAAGGCGGAATTTGCCAAAGCTGAACAAAACCGACGTATCAAAATCGAGGAAGCGAAAGCCAACCTGGAAGCCGAGAAACTCAATGCACAGGCAGAAATAGAGCGAGCAAAAGGTGCGGCAGAAGCCATTCGGATTGAGAACGGATCGATCACTTCGACCTACATTCAGTATTTGTGGGTGCGCCAACAGAATAACATTCCCAACAAGGTGGTTTATATTCCCACGGAAGCTAATCTGCCTATCTTGGAAGCGAAGAAATAGTAAAGGCTGACGCAGTAGTACAGCGGTAGTGCGCTACTGGCAGACATCCCGACGCGTCGGAGTGTCTGCCTGTGGAGGTCGGAGGTTCGAATCCTCCCTGCGTCGCAATAGTATTACCGCCATAGTAGTATTGTCGGCTGGCGTCCTATCTACGAATAACCCCTAAAAGTAAGAAATTATGGATGACATTACCCGCGTCTGCCGCAAATGCGGGCAGGAAAAGCCGCTGGAAGAGTTTGCGAAGAATAAGGGATGCGTATTAGGTCGTACCCATACTTGCAAACAATGCGAGGCGGAAAGATACCGCAAATGGCGTGCCGCCAATTCCGAAAAGAGGTGGGAATATAACCGAAAGTGGCGTGCCGCCAATCCCGAAAAGAGGTGGGAATATAACCGAAAGTGGCGTGCCGCCAATCCCGAAAAGATACGGGAAATACGCCACAAGTGGCGTGAAGCCAATACCGAAAAGGAGCGGCAAAGGTACCGCAAGTGGTACGCTGCCAATACCGAAAAGTTACTGGAAATGAAACGCAAGTATCGCGAAGAACTGACTGACAGTTATTTAATAGATAAATTAAAACGCTTAAACCTCCCAGTAACCCCAGAAACAATCGACTACAAACGTATTCAACTAAAGCTATACTGAGAAATCAAAAAACAACAAAACGATGAAAGAGATTAAGAACATCCGGGAATTGACGGCCGATTTGGGCCGCGTGTATGCAGAGCTTCGAGCACGAGAGATCGAGACCAAAGAGGCATCGGAGATTGCTAACATTGCGGGTAAGATCATCAACGGCGCAAAGGCTGAAATGATGTACCGAATCGCCCTTAAGGAGAAGCCGTCGATACCTTTTTTCGATGCCGATGGCAAATAATTTTGCAGATTCGAAATGAAGTTGTATATTTGCAATTGCAGACCGATGCTATTAGCATCAACAAAGTACATAGTTAACGCTATATAAAGCGTTGTCCCTTGTCCACTTTCAGCTTGCTGATAGTGTCGGTCTGCAAACCTGACTGGGGCAACGCCTTTTTTATTGCCCTTTACATATTAACTAAACTTTTAACAGACAATGCAGACCGATGTTAAAAGTGGTACCCGGGTAAATAACACCCAGACCACACCGCGCGCAAAGAAAAGCCGCACCGTATTCTATCGTTGCCACCTCAAGGCAACACGACCGATGTTCTCTTCGGACAAAGTCGATTACACTGATGTTATCCGCGCTGCCTGCGAGGAACACGCCCTTGGCTGTTTCCTGGCTCGGTTCCGCATTATGTATCCGGCCTATACTGTCGTTGTCGGCACCATACTCGTAAGCCGGGTATTCCCTCCCAAAGTCAAACATTAAACCGCTGAATTATGGCAAGCCTTGTAACCTTGCTGCTGTGGATGTTGCCCATAGCCGCAGTTTTCGGCGTCGTCTACTCTGACAAGCGCATCTACGATACCGTAGACGCTATTCTGAACCGTGTCTTTGAAAAATTCGATTAGCCATGAACGCGCAATATCACATTACAACAACATCCCCGGTTCTTCCGGCATCGGAGGAGCTGGTAGACATCCCGAGCGAATATATTACGGGCAACGTCAAAAAGCGTCCGACACTTAACGAATTCACATTGTCTGACAAGTCGATGAAGCTGCTCTTCAAAATGTTCGCCGCTTTTTTCGAACATAAGACACCCGGAGATGCCCAAGATTCAGATCGAGGCCAGTATTATACCTACGGGGATGTCGACGGATTTACCTTCGAAGTGGACTGGGGTGTATTTCACATCACCGTGGAGCGTCATTACCTATGGGACGATCTGTTGAGCGCCCCCGATGAGGGGTTCACGGTTACAGAAGTATGGGACACGATCTATGATTGTTCCCGTCCGTGCCTGGCAAAACGAATGAACGATTACGCAAAACGAAACAACTTATAACCAACAACAACTATGGAAGATAACAAGATTCAGCAGGAAACCGTCCCTGCGACTATTACGGCCCCATCATCGGGGGATTCGATGCTCGTGTTCGCCTCGCAGGCCAATTTCGAGAACGCACAGCGCATGGCTATATCGCTGGCTTCGTCCACCATCGTCCCGGAGCAGTATCAGAAATCTAAAACCCCGGAGGCTGTCGCCAACTGTATCATTGCGCTGGAAATGGCCAACCGTATCGGGATGTCCCCGCTGCTGGTGATGCAGAACCTCTACGTAGTCTACGGTAATGTAGGCTGGTCGTCGAAGTTCCTGATCGCTGCGCTGAACACCTGCGGGCGGTTCTCGCCGCTTCGCTACGAACATGAGAACGAAGGCGATCTGGATAAGTGGCGTTGTCGGGCCTGGGCCATTGACAAGACCACGGGCAGCCCGCTGCACGGCGCCTGGGTGTCGATGCAGATGGCCAAAGACGAAGGATGGTACGGCAAGGCCGGCAGCAAGTGGAAGACGATGCCCGAACTGATGCTTCAGTACCGCTCGGCGGCGTTTTTCCAGCGAACATATGCCCCGGAAATATCTATGGGGATGCAGACGGTCGAGGAAATCCGCGATGTGGTAGATACCACCTACGAAGGCGTTACTCCGGGGCGGCAGGCAGCCGTATTCGACATTTCATCCATCAAGACCGAGGCGGATGTGAATGCCGCGCTGCTCCGCGGGCTTATCAACAAGGAAGAGGCCGACAACCTGCGCGAGATGATTACAAAGACGAAAGCTGTCGATGATATTGCCGCAGCAGCAGAGAGGGTGATGGTCGATGACGGCAAACTTTTCCCCGAAAAATAATCAAACAAGTATATGAATGGCTCGAATACATATCAGAACACCCCCGAATGGTTCAACGACCGCTTATTTCATTTCACCTCGTCAGAGCTTCACAAGCTAATGACCAAACCCAGGTCGGGCGACGTATCGAAGGTTACCGAAAGCTACATTTTCGACAAGCTGGCCGAGGATTTGACTAACGGTACTTGCCTGGACTATAACGAACTGAACACACGCGAGGTCCGATGGGGGCACCAACACGAGCCGGAGGCTCGGATAGCTTACGAGGATCGCACGGGCAACACGGTCGATCTGTGCGGTTTTATCGAGTGGTCGCGGACTTTTGGAGGCAGCCCCGACGGATTAGTCGGAGAGGACGGTATCATCGAGATCAAGTGTCCTTACAACTCGGCGATACACGCCAAATATCTGCTGTTGGAGACTGCTTCGGAGCTGCACGGTATTAATCCCGAGTACTATGCCCAGATTCAAGGGAACCTGCTCGTAACCGGACGCAAGTGGTGTGATTTCATATCCTACGACCCTCGGTGTCAAAACCGATATTTCATGCTCAAAATCCTGCGTGTGGATCGGGACGAGGCATTTCTAAAGAGAGTCCGCGATGCCCTTGATAACGCCGACCGGATCAAGGAACAAATAGCCGCTAAAATGGTTCGCTTATGTATGAGTTGAAAGAGTGGGAGATCGCACAGGTGGTGCGCATCCTCCGGGACCTGGATCAATGCCGGGGTCAAACCGTGAAAGGGCAGAACGCATTGCGAAACGCCAAATTGTTGTACAAGAAAATAATGAAACGCCATGACAAGGATCGACGAGATCAGAAGGGAGGCCAGGGACATACAAGACCTGCTTGAATGTCTCAATGATGCCGACATCAACGCGATGATCGGACGCCTCGATCAGCTGGGCGTGTATTATGCCCGCAGCGGAGAGTTGTTAAGCGAGGTCATTGGAATGCGGGATGCGGCTGTTGCAAAGATGTTCCATGATGAAAAAGAGGTTATTGCGAGCCTTTCAGCGTCATTAGCCAATAAGTTGGTGGATAGCTCGGCATCAGAACTGAATGCGCTGGCCAAATGGTTAGATCGGATCAACGCCGCTTGTAAGCATCAATGCGACAATCTACGGACGATGATAAGCTTCGAGAAAGAGAGGATGCGTCTATGAAAGATAGTTTTTTGTTGTACAAGTCATTCTATGGGCCAGTTTCGGGTTTGTCCGATAAGCAGCTGGGGCGATTATTCCGAGCGATATTTCTCTATCAGATAGACGGTAGTACGCAAGTGGATGCAGATATACATATGGCATTCGCCTTCTTCAAGAACCAAATGGATATTGACGGGGGAAAATACCAGAAAGTAATCGAGCGAAACAAGCGGAACGGGTCGAAAGGTGGGAGACCGAGCAAGGAAGAAAGCCGCAGTCGAGGATCGGAAAACCCAAATAACCCAAAAAACCCAGTGGGTTTTTTAAAACCCAAAAAAGCCGATAATGAGAATGAGTATGACAATCTATCTCTAATAGATTATTCTTCTCCCTCTCCTGGTGCGCGCACGCGCGAGGAAGGGGAAATCCCGGAGGAAACGGGGATGGGTGGAATCACTGCGTGTGCTCAGGAAGCCCAACCCCGTAAATCCCCGGACGTAGCCCCCGAAAAAAGTTGCGCGAAAAAAGCCCCCCGAAAAGGTTGCGCGGAAAAGCTCCCCCCGGAACCGCCACCCGATGGCACGCTCGAATACGTCCCCGTGACGGCCATTGCGGAATATCTGGCGGGCGAGGACGTATGGCTCGAGGCGTTGTGCATGAACAAGCATCTTGACCGATCCTATGTCGAGCGGAAAATCCGCGAATACGCTGCCGATGTGCAAAATAGCGGCGAGACGGTCAAAGACAAGCGAGACTGCAAGAGGCATTTCAATAACTGGCTGCGCAAGAACCAACAGTACGAACAAGATCAACGAATCAAGAACCATGAGCGAAGTACAAAAAATCAACCCCCAGGCCCTGATGAGCTCGCTCGGGCCGTCGCCGAGGGAATCTATCGCGCTCACACTCGCCAAGAGTGGGAGTGAGGAAGTATCCGTACTTGCAGGGCCTCCGGCATCGGCGGCACATATCGCCACGGTGGTGCATAAACTGTCCGTATGTTTTCCGGATATGTCGAGCGAATTCTTCTCTATCCTTGCCGAGCGTATCGAGAAGACGGGAATGAGCGGGAAGCGGCTGGAATATGCCCTGAACAGGGTGCTGGACGCGTTCACGTACAAACGGCTGACGATCGCCGACATCTTGGGCATCGATGTGAAATGTCGGATTCTGACGTATTCCGCGATGTGCAATGAGGTGGCCCGGAACGGCGGCAGCACGGACGATTATGCTCCGATACGCATTAGCGGGGCCGAGAAGCCCGGATGGGTGCTCAAAGGAGACAAGGCGCGGTATAATATCCCGGACGAGTTATAATAATCACCATGACACGACACATCGAATCACACCTGCAACGAATGTGCGTCAGCTGGTTTCGACTCCAATACCCGGACATCGGGAAGCTCCTGTTCGCCGTACCGAACGGCGGCGCCCGGGGCCGCACGGAAGCCGCGATAATGAAAGCCGAGGGCGTAACGGCAGGCGTTACCGACCTTATCCTGCTGCTCGGACGTGGAGGCTTCAACGCCCTATGTATCGAAATGAAGACTCCCGACCGACGTTCCGTCCTATCGGACGCGCAAATCGAATGGCGTTCACTCGCAATCACGAACGGGAACAGACACGTCGTCTGCCGGACGATCGAGGAATTCCAGTCGGAAATACGTTGGTATTTAACCATGTGACACAACAACCATGAACAAAGAGATTAAAATATCGATCAAGAACCGCTGGACAGGTTCTATCCTTTTCGAGTATTCGAGCGTTGACAATACGCTTGCCAAAACGGTAACGGAGGCCTTGAAAGGC